GATATGTGCACCATTTGAAGATCAAATATTTAAGTTATCAGAAGCTGGTGGTTTAATACCACAGCATCCAAGATGCCGTTGTACTTTAATTCCTTATTTCCCTGAAGATAAAAAAGATGAACTAATCAATACTGCTAAAAGCAATGTTGAGTCTTTATATTTCCCAAATCTAAAAGGCAGTTTAAGTACAATTGAGAATGAAATATCTAAATTGAAATATGAAAAGATGTATGTATTAGATAATAGTGGAAATATTGTTTATGAAAAAATCGGCATAAAGAATAAGGTTTCATTTAATACCAATGATGCTAAATTAAAAAATAAAATATTGACTCATAATCATCCAAATAAAAATCCAGCATTTTCTTCAGCAGATATTATAACAGCAATTAAACATGATGTTAAAGAACTAAGGGCTGTTGGTGGAAATAAAGTTGGGATAATATCAAGACCTAAAAATGGTTGGGGCATAGATTATAATGATGTAAAAGTATTATTCAAAAAAATTAATGATCAAGTTACATTAGAAAATTCTATAAAAATTTGGAATAATACTTTATCAAGAATCGAAGCTGAAAGAAATCACTATACCATAGTTAATGAAAAATTAGCAGATATGTTAGGATATAAATTCAAAATAATAGATTTAACCGAAATTAAGAAATCAATGGATGATGATATGAAAAATGAATTATTTATTAAAGCAAATAATAATAAAGATAATGATGAAATAGATGATAGAGAATTATATATAAAACACTATACAATAATTAAACTTAGAAAATTGAAATCATACTATGAATATTTTGCTGATATTTTTAAGAGTATAGCTGATAAAATTATATAATCTTTTTAAGAGTATAGTGTTTATTGATTTTTCTATTTACAATTGTTAACAATTATATTTTATACAGTGAATTATAATACATTGTTAAGTTTAATATAAAATCATTGAAATAAAAATAATGAGGTAAAAATAATGAAAACTAAAAAAGGTAATGGTGTCACTGAAATAACTAACACAACTGATGATAAAGGTCTATTTAAGGCATTCATACCTTTAGTTCAGAAGAATGGCACTTTTGTTATAGAAAAAAGTAATGGAGATGGTCAACCAAATAGTTATTATTTAGTCGGTGAAGCATCTAATACAAAAATAGATAAAGCTGATGATCGTATGTCAAAGAATTTTATTAAGTCTATGAGAAAGCAAATGATTGGATTAAATGTATTTGCTGAACATGAACATGATATTGAAAAAACATTGGGATATGTTTCTAATACGGATGGCAATGATGATATGGTTGTTGTTGAAACTGCATTAGAAAATCCTTTAGAAAATACTTTAGTTGATAAAATATTAAAAAAGATAAATCATGGAACAAAGATTTTTTACTCTGTTGCTGGTAAAATAACAAAAGCATATAAAAAAGTTGATGAGACTATTAATAAAACTGTTAGAGAAATTGAAGATGGAATTATTTATGAAGTTAGCTTAACAGCATTGCCTGAAGGTGATGTTTCTTTTGTTGCTCCAATAATGAAATCTTTTGATTTATTTATGAAGGATTCTGATGCTAATGATCCGGATGAAGATGAAGATGAAACAGATGAAACAGATGAAGAATTTGAAAATGATCCAGATGAAGATGAAACAGATGAAGAATTTGAAGATGATATTATTGAAGATGTATCAAAAATTTCTAAAGCATTAAAAGAAATGATACAAAGTAATGATATCAATGAACAAATTTATAATATGTTTTATGCATTCAGATCAGCTATATATGATATCACTAATAATTCTGATTTAACACCAGAAGAAAAGAAAAATAAGATTATGTCTTTGGCTGGTGAATATGCTGAACAAATTGAAATGTTATCTTCTGAATTAGCAACGCTGGCTCAAACAATAGATGAGCAATTAAATTCTGGCGAAACTGAATAGCTGTAAAATTTATTTTAATTAATTATAAACATTCATTTAATTGGAGTTGGAAATGAAAAACGATAAGAAAAAAGTCAGTGCTGATGTTATTGCAAAAGCATTGACAACAGCTTTAACTGATATTGCTAAATCAGCAATACAGGATTCTCAAAAAAATACTAATAAAGATGAAGGTGAAGGATCAACTGAAAAGAATAAAGAAATGCAGAAATCAAAAAGCAATGATGCACCTCAAAGTGTTGAAATAAAATTTGATGAAGCTGCTTTATCTAAAGCTATTGCTACAGCATTGAAATCTGCTGGTGTAACAGAAGATGATTCTGAAGATAAAGATGTATCTGAAGAAAAGATCAGTGAAATTGTAACCAAAGCTGCTAAAGAACTTGGTATTGATGCTGATAAAATTCAGATGACTGTAAAAGGTTTGAAGAAAAGTAAAACTAAAGTTGATGAAGATGAAGATGATGAAGATGATGAATTGATAAATAAATTAGCCGGTAATAATGATGATTATGAATCTGATGAATATTCTAAAAAATTCAGTAAAATGTCAGATGAAGAAAAGGATGCTGAACTTGATAATTATTTCGGTGATAAATTAAAGAGATAATTTAATTTTGTATTAATGTAATGCCAATTGAATAAAAAAAAATATTTATAAAAATTATTTTGGAGATAAAAATGAAAAAGAGTCTTAGAGATGCTTTGAAAAAAGCATTATCAACAACAGCAGGTTCTGGTGGTGATTTTCTTCCAACACCATTAGCAGCTCAATTTATTTCACATGTGCGTGATAATAACTTCTTGCGTCAAGCATTCCAAACAACAACCATGACAAGCAAGACAAAAGATTATCCAAAGATACTTGGCAATACTAAAGTTTATTATCAGCCAACAGAAGGTGGTACTGCCAATAAAACTTCAATGAATACTGGAACAATTCGATTAACTGCTAAGAAGTTTATGGCTCAAATCGATATGTCAACAGAGGTAATTGAAGATGCACAAGGTGATATTAAATCAATAGTAAGAAATCATTTTGCTGAACAATTTGCTCAAGCTGAAGAAGAAGCAATGATTCAAGGTAATCCTGATCATACACCAGTTACAGCAACAGAAGCATCAGCTGATGAAACAACTTGGTTTAACAAAGATCATCGTTTATCATTTTATGGATTGTTAACATTAGCCGCTGATATTGCTGGTGATATTGCAGATGATACAAGGGCAGCTAATCGTGTTAATGCTGCTGGATTAGATATGTCCACAGCAATTGCTCGTCAAGCAATGTTTAACATGGGTAAATATGGACGTGTAATGCAGAATTTAGTATTAATTGTTAACCCATGGTCAGCAAATCAATTATTGGATGATTCTAAATTAGTAACAGTTGACAAATATGGTGCCAATGCTACTATTCTTACAGGTGAATTTGGTAAATTGTATGGAAAGATTTCTGTAATCAATTCAGCATTTTGTACAAATGGATATGGCATATTGACACACAAAATGAATCCATTGATTGGTGATCGCAGATTGATAAAAATAAAAGAACAAGAATGGATTTCTGATGATGTAATATACTTTGTATTGACTGCACGTTTGGACTTCACAGTTAATTATAAAGGTGCTTTATGTCAAATTCATAGTCTTGATGAACCTTCAACTGAATCTTAATCCTTTATTCAATTATAATATAAGGCAGCTATATAAGCTGCCTTTGTTTAATAAAATGTGTGAGGCAAAAATGAAATTGCTAAAAATGTTTTTCGTTTTAATATTATTTTCAATAAATATATTTGCTCAGACTGAAATACCTAAAGATAAAATTCATTCTAAAATACCTGGTGCTGGTGATGGTAAATTTGCTACAATGATATATTATAATCCAACCACTGAAAAATATTATTATTATGATCCTAATGGTACATCTGTTTCTGTTACTATGCCAGATTCAATAAAGATTTTTAATTCTACATGGTTTAATAAAATAGATGATATTAATTCATCACAATTAATATTAAGAAATTATTTACATCCATCAAATAAGATTATCGGTGCTACTGATTCTGTTACAACAGATACAACTGCAATAGATATTAGTTCATTAACTACTTATGCTCATCTGTCTGTATATGCTTATGGAGATATTTATGTATCATTAGATGAAACTGTGTGGATTCCAGTTATTGCAAATACATCTATAAGTATTCAAAACTTTTCACCAGTTACATTTAGTACAATTTTTATTAGACGTAAAGCCATAAGTGGTACTGTATCATTTGATTATACTATTATAGGTTATTAAGGAGGCAATATGAAAAGAATAATATTATTACTACTAATACCATTTATTTTATATGGACAGATAAATAGAAATTCATCTACTATTACCAGTATTTCAGACACTACTTATATAATCAAAAAAATTAATGAAGAAAATAGAAAACCGTTGTCAATATTGCCTTATGACAACAAAGGTGTTATAACATTTATTTTAGATGATGGCTTATCAAATGCTTATACTAATGGATTGCCATTATTTAATGATAAAAATGTTCCTGCTGTTTCTGCTGTTATATCTGGTTTAGTTAATACAGAAGGATATTTATCATCGGA